CTATATGGCATCGTAGTTACATCTATAACATGAAATGCCGAATAATCCAACCCCTTCCCTCTAGACACATCTGCAATAAGACAGTAGATATGATCTTTTTGTGGTTGCTCATATACTTTCATCTGTGGAGTTTCGGCTATTGGTCGCTGAGTAACAAGCATCTTTAACTTGCTTCCATCAATCAACGTACCCGAAGAGCCTAAAAATCCACACTCAAATTCCTGATTAAACTTTTGCTTGTCAAAGTCCATAGCCGCAAGTGTCTCTTGTTTCCAAGCATCGTCACGACCAGGCACTTTTTGCCACGGCACTTCGACATACTCAAACCCATTGGTTTGTTCTTTTGCGCCCTGACAAGTTTTATAAAAGTGATTCAAACCATTTGGTGTCGATGTATACAACATCTTTGTAGTCTCACCAGATGAAATGGTTGGAAACACTGATGCAAAGAACTCATCCCAGTTCTCTACGAAAGCAGTCTCATCAATATACAAGAACGAAATCGATTTACCACGAATCGCACTTGATGAAGTTGAGCCAGCAATAATTTTACATCCATTCTCAAATTCAACAGAACCTTTGTTCCATTCCATTACGCCTTGTTGCATCCATTTAGGTAACGCTTCGTATGCAATCTTGATTCGATCTAGAATCTCACGAGCCGCATCACCTTTGTTAGCAAGTAAAGCACAAGTCTTATGTTCATTAAATAGAACATAGTGTAGAATCACAGCAACAGCAGTTGTCGTTTTACCTGCCTGTCTTGATGTTACAACTGTTACTCTACGATTGTTTGTTATCTTTTCGACAATATCTTTCTGATAATCGTACAATGCGATAGGTATTAACCCTCTATCTACATGAACGATTTGAATATACTTTTCTGCGAAGTATGTTGGGTTCTGAGCGCATTTAACGAACTCTCCAACCATATCTTGTGTGAACTCAACAGATACGCCTTTTCTTTTCAGATTGACATTTCCGTTGTAGCCCTTTTCTATCGCATTAACCATCGCTATTTTTCATGTCCTTAATCAACTGCTGTAGTTCATTTGTAGAACCAACAAATAGATTGTTATTAGTGGTCAATCCATTAGGAGACTCTGAATTAGCTTTCTCTTCGCTTTCGACTTTCTTAGTAGACATGGCAACCAAATCTTTGTTAGCATCTACGAGAGTTTTCATAATAGTCGAAACGACTTCATATGCTCTCGGATGCTCTGATGCTTTTGCCACATCGAGCATTTGCTCTAACGCCTCTGTTCCAGACTCGATTACATTATAGAAATTACTTCTAGCGTACTCATAATCTTTATTCATTTTGTCGTCAGTGGGAACTTCTGTTCTTTGAACTACTTTCCCTTCGACTACATCATCCAGAGGCTCAAGTCCTAGACTTTTACCTATTTCATCATTCATATTATAACCTTTCTTTATTCGTGTTCGTCAGCAACACCTGATGTTGTGGCGCCATCTCCATCGCCATCTTGTATTACAACCATTGCCTTCCAGTCATCATCTATTCCAATGGTTTGCGTAAATGCATCTCTTTCATTATCATTTGCTATATTACCAGTGACAATAGGCGTCACTTTTGCTGTCGAGAGTTTTTGAGAATTTATCCCTACTTTCGATCCACTCCAAGCTGATGGGTCAGAAGTTCTTTCAGCAACTATATCTGGAGCAGTAAATATATCACCAACTTTATATACATTACCCGTAGTGCCATCATTGGTTAGATATTTATTCCAAGCAACTTGCATATCGCCCGCAGACACTCCAGTAGTAGCATCACCACCAATATCGTATATTCTATACTTTGTACCGGGAGTTAAAAGATACGCAACAGCAGGGTCAATACTTACAGTTGCAACAGAAGTTGAAATAGCAGGTGCTACTGTAATCTGTGAGCCGCCTTGCGCTCTGCTATCTCCAGATTGAACCTCTGTTGTTGGATAAATGTCAGCATCAACAAAAGTAATCTGCTTCTTAGTAGACACAGGCCCGAAGAAGTAACCTTTCATTGTAAAGTTCAATGTCCAAATCAATGCTCTTCTTGATTCGAAGTCGCCTTCGTATGTATCTTCTTGCGATACACTGTTTAATACAATTGGTATATCGAAGTAAGTGTCTAGTTCGTCAATCAACTTAACACTTACTGTACAATCTGGTTTAAAGAATGGTAATATCTGTTCAATAATCTTTGTACCATCTTCATTATATTTTGTCATTACATTTAGCTGAAACTCAAGATCGTATGGAGCAGGTGCAAACATAGATGTCATTGTCCCGTCATTCGCACTTGATCTAACCATCTTTGTGACACTTGTTAGCTTTCGATCTGGGCTGTATGTCATTCCAGTCATTTCGAAAGACATTCTTGGTAGAGTAATCGCAGGCGCATTGTTCTGTAGATTCTGATCAAGTCTAGCAAGTATCTTTTGCATCGGTGCGTAGTTGATCGGCACCTTCATTCTTTGAGTAGTTGCGTTTCCAGTCTTTCTGCTTATTTCGATGTCATTAAACATCGTGCCGAATACAGCAACATATCGTCTAGTCGTTTCGTTGTAAAAGTGATTACCGTACATTAGAAAATATCATCTCCAAATGGGTTGCCTTGACTGAAGTCAATAATGTTATCTGCCGCAATGTCATTGTTCTTATCAATGAAGTCATCAAAGGCTGTGTTCTGACTATCTGTGTTAGCATCGAATGTTGCATCATTAACAGGGGTGCCGTCAGCCTGAACAGTCTTGTGATTAGCAAATACTGCTGTGATTGCGCTTGCTTGATCTGCTGTCAACACATCAGCGACTGCGGGTATTGTAAATCTTTCTTGACTGTATTCGAACAATTCACACTTCAAATCAAATGTTTGTAGTGAACCCATTTGATAGAACACTGCTTCATGCTCAACAAATGTGATTTCGAATATCTTCTTGTTTAGTGGGAAGTATAAAAGATCGCCTTCAAGAGGTCTTCTTTCAGTAGCAGTAACACCACTTGTTCCTCTATCTACATCGTCATTAGTACCATCGCCATCACTGTCAGCAGTATCTATGAAATTAGAGACTGCATTTCTATATCTCTTTTGAGCAACTGTGAATGTGATTGAGTCACGAACTTCAAGACCAAACTTAGATAAGAAGTCGCCTTCGCCTTCGAAGCCTTCAACATTCTTGATATACATCTCAACTGGATACGCAGAAAGATACTGAGCCAAGTCATCTTCTTGGAAGATGTTGTCTCTAGACGCAGGGTTTCTTGGAATATAGAAACAGTCAAGACCAAACATCTTGATAGACTCAATAACCAAGTCTTCTATAAGATCCTGCTCACCATGTACTCTATCTACAGAACCATAGTTGTTGAAATACGAATTTGTAGCCACTCTATTATCCTATCATATCGACTGCGGGCAAAGAATAACTTGAAGCCATTTCTTCTTCAAGTCTTTGAATCTCTTCTCGTGCATCGCTTAAAATTTGTTCTCCATTGAACTGAACGCCACCGGGCAATGTCATGCCGTTGAACTTAGTGAGATTTGAACCCCACTGATATTTGATTTTTGCTGTCGCATAGTTTTGTAAGAAACGATCTTTCCACAAATCTGTGTATGTAGTACCATCTACAACTTGATATGCTTCGATTACAACATGAGTTCCTACAGTCAGCGAGTTTAAGTTAGTGTCTAGAAACAATCTATTCGTGTGTCTATTATAACGAATAGGTACAGCACCGACTAACATATCTTCTAAAAGACTGATATTAGCCATTGACATATAGAAGTGAGTCATGTTATAATTCACTATCTCGTGAAGATTATGAAGTATAAACTGATACTTTGCGTTAAATATTCCAGACCCCATACCAACATTAGACTCTGGCGTGAACACATTTACGGCACCTATTATGTTATCTGGAATCTCAATGTAGCCAAGTTCGAAGATTCCTTTTGTGATGCCTGAGTTCGCTGAAGATTCAATTGTTGCTGTTGTAGTAGAGTCCTCTCCAGTTATAACTTCGCCATGCAGAAAAGCTACATCATTAGTTGGCTTGCTATATGCAATCTCTGCATCAGATGCCGCTAGAATTACTGCTTTAGCCCCACCTGCGCCTGTAATGACTTCACCTACAGTGAAGTTTTCTGCTGTGTTTGTGGTTAGTTTAAGTACTGAATTAGATACTTTGTGCTTGAAATAAGTCTTCTCTACGCCATCAAAGTGATAATCATTATAATATGACAGTGCTTCATCAACTCTATCGTCTACTTGTTCGCTAGAAACATTGATATCGATTACTGGTTTACCCAGTTTTCTGAGACAAAACTCTTTGAAGTCTGCTTTAGTTGTTGGCTGTGCCATGCTTTATTCCTAAATTATGTTGATATAATATACTATTTATAAGCAATAAAATCGTACTTTGCATTAGATACGATGAGTATAAATATTTATAAATAAGTGATAACAGACTTCACTTAATTTCTATTGAAAAGGATAAAGGATTAAAAAATGAGCATAGCAATACCTAACGTAGAAACAATCCCTGCGGGCAACTACGCCACCACCCAACACTATCCAGTAAAAACTGTAGACAACGGAGATAGTACCTATACGCATACTTTTGGCTTTCCGTATAAAGGTGGAAAAAGCACAATTGCTTTCTACGGCAATTTTGGAAGTGGCACAGAAATAAGAATCCAAGCCGCATTTGATGGTGGACAAACTACCAATAACACTGAGGTTGACACAAATGAGGCGCTAAATTTTATAAACTTAACTGACTCACAAGGAAATTCAGACCCGATAACAGCAAATGGTATATTCACTGTGGACATTGGTAAATGTATGTTGAGATTTGAGGTCTCCGCAACAGGCACCACAGGTCCAATCAATGTTTCGATTTCTTAGAAAGCCTGGATTATAATTAGTCGTGACTACAATACGCAAAGGCAACATTAATAGTGGGTTCATCCAAAGAGGTACTGTATTTGGATCAGAGTTTGGCGATGAAGTTATAGGAATAAGCATAACTTCAGCATCAATCGTTGGTACTGTTACAGAAAACAGTGGTGCAAACCAAAACATATACACTGCTACAGCAAGAGACCCTGATGGTGGAACATCTGGCTTTACATTCTCTGTGTCTGGTACAGACGTAGATAACGGGTTCATTTCAATAAATTCTAGCACTGG